GGTTAGGTTCAAAGTAGGTGACACGATAGTAACGGTTTGCTACTGCCGTAAACGATGAGCCTGTGATCTGTACTTCCTCAGCGGTAATCGTGCTGTCAGTTGCTGTCACTTCGTTGTATGCCATGACCCCACGGGGAAACTGGTTGCATTCTGTAGCGGTCAAAACTTGACCAGCAGTAAAGTTGTCGTTAGGTGAAATTGCCATGGGTTAGGGCCTTTCAGGAAATGTGACGGTGGAGGCTGGTGTCCATGTGGCGGGGAAGTCTCGCAACTGTTGGCGGTAGGTTGCCCATGCGGTTTTGTCGGTTGGTGTGTCTGGGATCATCGCCCAATCGGATTCGATAAGTAGCGCGTCACGGCGTAGCCTCATGCGTTCCATAAGCCATTCGTCGGGTGCTTCAGTTTCGTGGTCTGCTAATAGGTTCATCATGCCGTCCTGTAAGTAAAGTTCCATTGCATACGATCGCCAGTCGCCCAAGTAAACGGGACAGTAGAACTCAAAGTAGTCAACTGCACATAAGTCCCACTCGCGAGAGTGACGTAGATTCTCGCTTGAGTCGCCGAGTTAATTGAAGCGAAACCATAAAGCGACAAAGACCCGCTGGTGTCATAAAAGTTGACGACGCTAGAAGTAAAACCCGGGAAACTCATTCCCGTAATTGTTGAATCAGGGGTAGTGGGCAACGATATTGCGACGTTTGCAGCAGTAATTGCGCTGGTGCTACCGAAAATAAATGTTCCGTAATAGTGAGTCAGTTTGTTAACGGTGGCGTAAGCGGACGAAAAAGTACCGTCACCAACTGTGAGACCTGATGGGAATGTTGGCGTGTAGGCCGTGTAGGTCCCGATGACCGTGTTGCCGATAGCCAACTTAGTTTGGACTGCCTCCATAGCGTCGTTAATGTCCGAGTGCTGTTGAGCGTGCGACGGCGAAGTCAACAGACTCGTCGCAGTCGGATTAGTGAAAGCGTCAATCGCTGTGGGATAAGTACTAGCCATAATTTACCAACCTAATCGTGAGCCGTTTTCGACAAGAGCGTCGTTATATATCCAATAATTTTCATCGTACATAATCTCAGGCTGGTTGTAAGTAATACCATCGCCACCCAAAATGCCAAAAGTAGTTGAGTCAAGAATGAAATACTGGTAGAAGGTTGCTGCGCTTAAATAAAAAGTGTAGGAAGTTTCGCCAGGTACTGCGTTAAACGAATAGCCCTCAATTACTGCCTCAACAACAGTTTCGCTGGCATCTCCAGGTTTCAACCATTCAACATTTACTAAAGAATTTCCTTGTATTAAATTAGTAATTAACTGCTCGATGTCGGTTTTGTCGGCAGTTAAATCTGTAACAGTTATTTGATAGCTGTAGTCAGTTGGGTCGCCTTGCATGACTGCTAGCCATGAGGCGAGTCCTGCAGCTTGAGTGGTGTTGTAGTCGAGTGTGGATATTGAATATCCTGATGGGCCGTAAGCGTCAATAGATGACTGCGATGTCCCGAATTGTGTTGCAACGGTTTCGGGTTGTACTAGGACTTGGTTCATAAAATCGTCGCCTAGTTGAATCCTGTTGAATTGCACATAAGGAATTTCTCCGACTAGACCTGTGGGTTCCCTTACAAAAGATATTCCGCTGGGCTGTGCAACTTCTGCTCGACCGAGGAAGTTGAGATCTGTTCCGCCTCCGGGCCACATCTGACCTTTTTCGGTGTTCATTAAAAGGTTGAGCTTGTTCAATAGTGTTCCGGAATAAGTTGATGCTGAAGCTATTGAGTTGGTAGTTGTGGCTGTTACTGCTGGAATGATTGACTGGTTATATGTCCCGCTGGGGAGAATCGCTTGATCTCCTGTAAGGCCTTGTGGGAATACAAAACTATTTAAGGTAAACTTTCCGACTTGTGAAATAGGATCGGAACAGGTCACCGTCGCAGTTGATACCCCTTGATTCAGACCGGGTGAATCTTGGAAAGTAATTCCTGAAATTCGACCAGAGATAAAATAGTTGAGATCCTCAAAGAAGATCGAAAAATATCTGCCTCGTACAAGTTGAGCTGCTTCATCGTTATTGTTTTCAATAGTGATCTGGTAGGTGGTCCCGTTGTACTGATCTAAATAGTATTTTCTTGCAACATCACCAGAGAATGAAAGAATCTTTCCGACATACTCAAAATAACTTAGAGTAGGCCAGGGGTCCCAGTATTCGATATAGAACTGCCAATTCTCGGAACTCATTGAATACCAACTGGTAGCGGACCTGTGTTCCGTGTGTACTGTTGCAAGGCTCTGACGATTGCGTTCGGATCTCCGCCGTTTACATTGACTGTGATTGTGTTGCCCATGCCCATTCCGCCGGCACGACTGAGGGGAATGATGGCCTCTGGACCTTTTTCTCCGATCATGGCGATCGTCGGAGATGTCACGATTCCTCCCTCAGCTAGTCGAGGCAGTTTGACTTCTGGTATTGAGCCGAAGTTGATCCAGGGTCCAGCAGCTGCGTCAATTCCGTCAAGGATAATGTTCAAGCCTTTAATAGCAGCGTTGAGTCCTTTTTCAAGGTTTGAGATGACAGCGTTGATTACGCCTTTGAACGCTCCGCCGATACCTTCAAAAATTGCCTCGCCAAGACCTCTAAGTTCTTCGAAGCCTGACTTGATCGCTCCGAAGACAAACTTGACTACTCCCCACCAAGCATTGAATCCAGCTTTGATTCCGTCTATCGCTTTCCCGAAGATGTTGAACTTGACTTGTAGTGCGACAAGTGCTGCGATAATCGCAAGGATTACGACTGCACCAGTGGCGATCCATAGGGCAGAGAATGATGCTGTGAGTGCTGTGTTGATGGCAAGCGTCAGGGCTTGGATCGTGTTGTAGATAGCGAGCCCAGCGTTGAGCGCGATGATTGCTGCAGCCAACACTCCGATCGTTGCTCCGATGGCGACGATCAGGCCCTTGTTATTTGATGCCCATGTTGAGAACTTGAGCAACTGTGGGATTAGTTTCTCGGCGAGTGGTGCGACAGCTGCGCCGATGGATTCCTTGAGTTCGCCCATCTGAATCCCGAGGTTCTTCATCTTGCCCTGGGTCGTGTTCGCTGCAGTTGACGCTTGACCTGCAAAGGTCTTGCCGAGAGCTGCAAATACTTCGTCTGTGGTTGCGCCGTCTTCAATGAGTGTTGCTAGTGCTGGGTCTAGTGCTTTCAACGCTTTGAAGTTGCCGTTAAAAGCCTTGGATAATGCGTCGGAGACAGCGCCGAGATCTTTCCCAGTACCGGCAGAGACATCGAGCGCGAGTCCCATTAGTTCTTGAGCTTTGGTGACATCTCCAGTGCCTCGAACTAGCGAGTCAAGAGCTGGGCGAAGTTCGTCATCGGCAACAGCTGCAGCGACCGAAGTCTTGGAGATGAAGTCTTCGACTGACTTGACCTGAGAGTCGGTCGCTCCGGTGACATTGGTGAGAGTGGTGGCAAGTTTTTGGGCTGCAGCATCATCTTCGGCGAATGCTTTGACAGCGTCAAAAGCGACAGCGCCGAGAGCTGCGAGAGCGAGCCCTGCTGGGACTGCTGCCTTCTTGATAGCGAAGGATGCTTTCTGTCCAGTGGTCTCTAGTTTTTTGAAGTCATTGATGGCCTTGTCAATGCCGGCAGGATTCCACTCTGAAATGATCGGGAGATTAATTGCCATCAGCGCTTTACCAGACTCTTGTTGGTTTTGTCCATGACTTCTATGACGATCTTGTCCACATTGCGTGTGATCTCGTCTAGGTAGTCGTCAGATCGCGCCCAGACGAAGCGTGAAGGGCCACGACCGAGGGATGCTGTCAAGTACTCGGCGAAGCCTGGACGGGCTCTGAGAGGGTTCTTGTTGCGTGTCTGGTTTGGGCCTCGTCCTGCCATGTCTGCCATTGACAGAGCTGCGCCCTTGGCGGTGATCTTTACTGTTCCGACCGACTCGAACTGTGCGCCTTTTGCGAGGTTGCGTGATCGTGCTTTTCGCGTGTCAACCTTCATCACGACATTCTTGTTCTCGGCTTTCCATGCGGTGCGTCCGTTGTGCTTTTGTCCTTGCAACGGTGCGGACGATGGGATGGAGTCTTTAATCGCTGAGAGCAGAGGAGTCATTGCGTTCTTGATGTCCTTGGTGATCTGGCGACGAAGTGCCGGATCAACCTTCTGGATCTCACGGAGAGCCTGCTTCAATCCGTCGTACTCGATTGCGATTGATGCTCCCATTATTGCTTCCGTCTTTGCTCGTTGATGATCTGAACGCAGGTCGCCAGGTCATCTGTCTCGAATGTAATAGTCGGAGGCCAGAATCCAGTCTCAACTAGCAGAGCTGCTAGTTGTCGCCGGAAGCCTCCTTGGTAGGGACTGCGGACGCAGTCTCCACCACTTCTAGATCTTCTAACTTCTTGACAAACTCATCAAACGAGATCGGCACTGGATGGCCCTGTTGCCTACTGGCCTCATAGGCCATGTATGCGAGGTCTTCCATACCGAAACCATTTGCAAGATCTGAAGCTCGTCGCTTCATCTTGCGTTCCCACGAGATGATCACGAAGAGGTTCGTGACCACTTGGTAGGTCTCGCCATCGGCGAGCTTGACACTGAGTGTGAGTTTCATGGGTTCTCCTAGTCGGGGTTCGGATTACTTACTAGATCAGGTGATGTCGCGGACATATGAGCCACCCTTGAAGGTGGCCTCAACAACCGACAGCTCGCCAACAGTCGCCATGATTGGAGTCACGGTTTCCAAGTAGCAACCTGTCAAGGTGTACTCAGGATTCGAG